ATTTCTGATGGTGAGATAGATTGGACTTACACATATTATCCTTCAGACTTTAAAGTAGAAGGTCAAGATGTTGAGGGTTCAGACCAATATAAAATAATAAATTTTAAATTACTTCAAGAAAATAACTTTTTAGAAAATCTAAAAGGTGGTATGTTCAAATCAAGAAGTATTGGTATTGATGTTCAAAGAAAGAATAAAATAGAAAGAGTATTTAATTATAATAATGAATACGAAAAGTTCACTACATTCCAAGGTGGTTATTACCCAGTAGAAGTTGAAGGTGATGCTATATTAAATGTATCGCATACAAAGTTTGGTCAGGACTCAGACCCATTCTTTACTGGTGATAATATGGTAACACCTAAAAAAGATATAAGTATAAACAATAGAAAGCAATCGTATAGAAAACAAATATTTAATAATATTATGCAAGTTACTATTGCTGGAGACTCAACAAAAAATGTTGGTCAATTAATCGATTTACAATTTTATATTAATAGTGGTATTGAAGATGCTAAGTATGAAGTTGATAAGAGTATATCAGGAGAATATCTGATAACAAAAGTTAGACAAACAATGAACGATGAGAAACTAACAACAGTCTTAGAATGTTGTAAAGACTCACCAATAGTATAATAGGAGAAATAAAATGCCTTTACCAAATAGTAACAGAAGACAATTCATTCAAGAAGTTGTTGAACCAGAAGTTTCTACTCCAGTAGAACCAGAAGTTCTTCAAGAAATTGTAGAAGAAGCACCTGCACCTGCTAAGAAAAAGAAAAAAGCAGCACCAAAGATTGGTGGTAGAATTAAAAAAGCAGTAACTAAAGCAAAGAAGACAGTTCAAAATAGATAATGTTTAATAACTCTTTAGGTGGACAAGGTTTCACTTGGTTTATCGGTGTTGTCGAACAACGAACAGACCCCCTTAAAATGGGTAGAGTTCGTGTGCGTTGTTTCGGATATCACACAGATGACAAAGATAAAATCCCAACCGAAGAGTTGCCTTGGGCGACCGTAGTCAATAGTATTGACTCTGCCTCTATTAGTGGTATCGGTAAATCACCTACTGGTATTGTAGAAGGTTCGTGGGTAATGGGTTTCTTCCTTGATGGTCAAGAAGCACAAAACCCTATGATACTCGGAACAATACCAAGTATGTCTGCTTCACTACCAGATACTACAAAAGGTTTCAACGACCCTAACGGAGTTTACCCACAAAAAGCAAATGAATCTGATGTTAATCAGTTAGCAAGAGGTATCAACAAAGCAGTTACACCTATAGATGATTTAATCGAGGAACCTGCCTCATCATTCAATTCTTCATATCCACACAATCAAGTTTTAGAAACTGAGTCTGGTCATATAAAAGAATACGATGATACTGAAGGTGCTGAAAGAATTAGAGAATATCATAAGAGTGGAACTTATTATGAAGTTCACCCAGACGGTTCTAAATCAACGCATGTAGTAAGTAACAATTATAAAGTTGTTGTTGGTGATGAAAGTGTTCATATCAGTGGTGATGTTAAAGTTTATATAGATGGTGATGCGACTTTAAATATACAAGGTGATTATAATACATTCGTTGGTGGTAAGACAAACATCGTATCAGCAGGTAATATGAGATTAATCGCCCCTCGTATTGATTTGAATCCAGACGAAGACCCACAAGATTTAGAAGCAACTAAACGAGAGGTTGGTGGTGTCACCTTAGCATTGGCATCCGTTGATGGTGTTCAAGGAACAATTGGCACACCTCTTTGTACACGACCTGAAGACCAATTTGATTGGGCAAAGAAAATTTATAATGAAATATTCGAGAAAATAGATTGGAGAACGAGTCCAAAACAATTACTAGACGCTTGGGCGACTGCTGCTAATAACTATTATAAACAAGAAAAACAAAATACTGTAGCCAGTTACTACGAAGAAGATGGGACTGACCCATTGAACCAATCTGATTATTTGTCAAGATGGTTGATTAATAGAGCAAGAAGATATAAACTTGATGAACCAGTTATCACTAAAAAAGATATGAAAGTGATGAGAATGCAATTTGACGAAAAGTTAAAAGATGGAACTCGAAATTTAAAAAACACATATTATTATTTCTATCCTCAAGAACACTCTGCTTTAGTAAAACGATTATATTTCTTAGAGATGATTGTAAAAGCAACTGAGAATGCTAATTGTGAAGAAGTATATAATGTATTAAAGAGTTTAGTATTTAAAGGGAGTAATCCACAAATCTATTTGAATTCAGAAATAAGAGATATTACTGTTGAAGATATTTCTGATGAAGCAACACATACAGACTTTTTAGGTTCACCACAAACTAGATTGGGTGGTATGTGGATTCCTAATCTAGATAAAACACAGATGGCATTTACCGCAAACGACCCATTACAAACATTGGCGCATGAAGTATTAGGTCATAGAAATCACGGTGGTAAATGGGGTAAAGATAATTTATTTGGTCTTAAAAAAGTTTTATTAAGTAAAGAAGAAGTCAAATCAATTATTGATGGTTTTAGTGCCACAAACATTTATGACAATAAGGCAAAGATTGAAGCAAACAAATTCTTAAAGAAATTTCAAAATATTAAATTCTATAAAGAGGAACATGTTGAAGATGAATCACTTGCTAGAATCTTCGCCCACTTGGTAGCACATAGATGTACTGACTTCACTAAAGATTGTTACGCACCATTAAATAGTATTGGTATTAAATTTAGTAAATCGACCGTTGAAGAAATTGATACTGAAATGAGAAGTCTCGGTTTGACCGTAAACAGAAATAAACACGCAGATTATAATAAGAAAGTATCTTATTATGAAGGAACACAAACTAGACTTATAACTGCTGCTCTTAATGTAACACAACCAATTGGTTATGCGGATAATTACTAATGCCAGCAGTAAGTAGAAAAGGTGATAAATCGACTGGTCATGTAGACCATACTGCTAGTGGTAGTTCTGAGAATGTATTTGTAAATAATAAAGGTATTCATAGAATGGGTGATGTAAATACACACAACCCACCAATTAAATTAGTGACTGGTTCACTAAATGTTTATGCCAACAGTAAAAAAGTTGGTAGAGTAGGAGACACTTATGATAACCGTTGTGGAAATAAACTATCACAAGGTTCTGAGAATGTCTTCTGTAATTGATATAAATAGATTATATCATTTTTTTAATATGGAGATTGATGATGGAAAATCACGATGTAATAGTAAATTTGTTCGAAACATATCAGACAGAAAACGCAAAGTTTCAAACTGGTAATAAGTCCGCAGGGACAAGAGCAAGAAAAGCACTTTCAGAGATAGGTAAACTCTGTAAAGTTATTAGACAAGAAATACAAGAAAAGAAAAATAGTTAATGGCAGACACAATATTCAGTGATTTAGATTTAGCATTTATACCACATCCAGTCACGGGTAATCCAACTCGCAAGACAGATAGGGATGCGGTAAGGCAATCTGTTAAGTCACTAATATTGACTGACTACTATGAAAGACCATTTAAGTCTGACATAGGGTGTAGTATTCGTTATTATCTATTTGAAAACTGGTCTCCTATCATTAAACAACAGATGGAGAGAGCAGTAAAAGAAGTAATTAAAAACTACGAACCTCGTGCGAATATAGTAGAGGTTTTGGTTGAAGATAGAAGTGAATTAAATGCTTTAACTGTTTCAATAGCATTCACAATTAGAAATGACCCAAGTCCAATTATTTTGGATGTAATACTAGAAAGAGTAAGATAATATGTCAGCAAATACATACCTACAAGTCAGTGAGTTGGATTTTGAACAGATTCGTTCTAATCTAAAAACTTATTTAAGTAGTCAAACACAATTTCAAGATTATAATTTTGAGGGTTCGGCAATCGCAACATTACTAGATGTTCTTGCTTACAACACTCATTATAATGCTTACTATTTAAATATGGTAGGTAATGAAATGTTTTTGGATACTGCTCAACAAAGAGACTCAGTTGTATCTCGTGCGAAAGAGTTAGGTTATCTACCAACTTCTTCAAAAGGTGCTGACGCAATTATTAATCTTAACTTTCAGGGGGCAAACAATGCCGTTGCTTCTTTCACAATACCAAAGGGTTCTACATTCACAACAACGATTGATGATTTAACTTATACATTCAATACAGTTGCTGCTACAAAAGTTGTAAATAGTTCAAATACTTATTCAACAAATGTTGCTATTCGTGAAGGAACTTCTTTAACACACAGATTCACAGTTGATGCTTCAGGAACACAAAGATTTATTTTACCAAATAAAAATGTAGACACTACAAGTATCACAGTAAGTGTTCAAGAATCTGCTTCTGATACAACTACTACTGAATTTACAAGACTAACAAATGTTAAACAAGTATTTACAACATCACCAGTTTATTCTTTACAAGAAGCAAGTGATGAGAAATATGAATTAGTATTTGGTGATGGTATCTTAGGTAAACAAGTTAAGAGTGGTAATATTATTATTGTTGAATACTTAGTAAGTAGTGGTCCAGCAACAAACGGTGCTGATACATTCTCAGTTGACACACTTAATGTAGGTATGTCTTATACAAGTGCTACAGTTACTTTGGTTACTAAAGCAGCTGGTGGTCACAATAATGAAACTGTTGAATCAATTAAATACAACGCACCAAGAAATTATCAAACACAAAATCGTTGTGTAATTAATGAAGACTATTCAAGAATTATTCTAAACGAAAATACAGACTTACAATCAGTAATTGCTTATGGTGGTGAAGAAGCATCCCCAAAAGTTTATGGTAAAGTTTATATTGCTGTTAAACCATATGGTGAAGACTTTACAACAGCACAAAGAAAAATATCACTGAGAGAAAGTATTTTAGATAGAACACCTCTGGCAATTGACCCAGTAATTATCGACCCAGATTATACATATTTAATTCCAACAGTTACAACTTATTTTGATTCAACTGCGACAACATTAACTTCAACTCAGATTGAGACAAATATTCAAACAGTTATTAACAGTTGGTCGACAAATAACTTAGAGAGATTCGGTAATCGTTTAAGATTCTCTCGTTTTGTGAGAGCATTAGATAACACTTCTAGTGGGGCAGTATTAAATAATGATGTTTCATTGAAGATGCAAAAAAGATTTGTTCCTGATACGAATGCTCAACAAAAGGTTGAGTTAAGATTTAATAATCCTATTCGTAAAGGAACACTCGAATCTACTCAGTTTACTTATAATGGTTTTATATCATATCTTGATGATGATGAAAACGGTAATGTAAATATCTATCGTTTTAATGCTGATAAAGAAAAAGTAAATGTAGTTGCGAATGCTGGAACAATTGACTATACAACTGGTGATGTAGATATTAATAGTTTCTTACCAAGTGCTTATGCTGATATTGAATTAAAAGTAACTTGTGTTCCTGATAGATTAGATATCATACCAGTAAGACAACAAGTTCTTGTTATGAACGGAACAGATGCTACAATTAATTCAATTGGTGAGAAATAAGAATGGCAGTTACAGACAAGATATCAACTCTTGTTAAGAATCAATTCCCCGACTTCTACAAAGAAGACGGTGAAAACTTTTTACTCTTTGTTCAAGCATACTATGAATACTTAGAACAAACTGGTAAACTAACTGACGGTATTCAAAATCTACAATCATATAAAGATATTGATACAACACTCGATGAGTATGTAGAATACTTTAGAACAACTCTTTTACCTTCTATTCCTAGTGATACTCTTGCTGATAAAAGATTATTAGCAAAAGCAATTAAGTTCTTTAATGAGACAAGAGGAACAGAATCTTCATACAAATTATTATTCCGTTCTTTATATAACGAGAATGTAGATGGTTCATATCCAGCAGACCAAGTTTTAAAAGTATCTGATGGTGATTGGAGAATCGACAGATATTTAATTGTTCCTTATGATTCGAATACATTTAACTTTATTGGTAAAACAATTAAAGGTAATGATTCAAATGCTGAAGCATTAGTAGAAGATGTAGTTGTAAGAACAATTCGTGGTCGTAAGTTGATGCAGGTTCTTGTATCAAATGTAAAAGGAACTTTTGTTCACTTAGAACCTATTCGTTTAAAAACAGATACCAGTGCTACTGGTCACGCACCCATTGCTGAAGCAGGTATTAATTCTATAACAATTGTCAGTCCAGGTGCTGAATATAGAGTCGGTGATGTTGTAGATATTCAATCTGATATTATTGGTAAGTTCGGTAAAGTTGTTGTAACTAAAGTTGAAGACTTGGGTGGAACAATTACATTTAATTTACTTGACGGTGGTTCTGGATATACTTCTTCAACTTCTGGTTCTACAAATATTAATATTACTGGTGGTGATGGTATTAACGCAAACTTCCAGATTGCGCCTGGAGATATTGGTGATACTTTTGCTATTTCTAGAAATACAAACTTAATATCAAGTAATAATATTTTTGGTCTATTAGCACCAATCATTTCTGGATATGGTAGAACAGATACTTTTGCGAATACACCACTATCAAGTCCTAACTATGGTTTCCCTGAGTCTGGTCAAATTGTAACTTCAGGAACAGACTTTCACGACCATGCTAACGCAGTTATTGTAATCGCAAATACTTCAGACCCAAGTATCGCAGTTGGGAAATCTTTGTTTGGTGTTACAACTGGGGCGAATGCGAAAGTAAACTTTATTAGAAGGGCATATAACTCCACAGATGTAGTTCTTGACATAGATGGTTACAAAGACTTTCAGAACGGTGAAAAGGTAAATATCAACACCTCAGTGGGTACTACGGTGGGTACTGTCTCATCCTTTAGTGGTAACACAGTAGGTCATCATGTCCTTCAGATTGGTTGGATAGCAAACACTTCTCTATCACCTTTAACAGAAGGAACAGAATTAGTAGGTCGCACATCTGGTGCGTTTGGTGTAGTTAAATCTGTGGCATTAGTTGCTAACGGTTACACGAGAGGTGTAGGTGGTGCTGATGATAGAGATTTATATACAGTAAATGTAACTTCAAATACAACTGCTAATTTAACCAGTCAATATGATACTGGTCCGATGAGGTCTTTCTTATCAAATGAAGGTTTAAGAATTGTAGGTGCGAATACAACTGTTGGTAATGTTGTATCGACAACATCAAATACAACCGTAGAAAACATTTATACTAAACTATCAGATTCATTATTATTTAAAACTGCTACTGTCGGAACAATCGACCAACTATCATTAAAGGTTGGTGGCACTGGTTATACGGTCGCCCCAGATATTTCTGTGGTTGATGCTGACATATCTGCTCTCGGTATCGGCGAAGCATATATTACATTACAATCAGATGATGAAAACTGGGGAACTGGTAATAGTGCGTTTACTAAACTAGATACAAACGATAAAGTAGTTCAACCTTCAACTGGTGTAACGGCGCATGTTAAAGGTGGTGCTGTTCCTAATCAAGGTATTAGTGTAGCACAATATGCTAACGGAACATATGAAATGACTGTTCGTGTATGGCAAGATGAATTACAAAGAAGTCCAGGAAATATTAATTGGGCAAATAATGTAACTGCTAACTTTGAGATATATGATTCGTCTTATGTTCAAGGTGGAGACGCAGATACAAGAAGTCAAGTTAAGACAAGAGGTCTTGTTGGTAATGGTCAAATTGTATTTGTACAAGATGAAGGTGTCTTAGGTAAGAATGCTAATATCAGAGGAACAGTTGGTGCGAACGGAACAGTTACTGCTCTTAGAGTTCTTGACTCTGGTTTCTCACATAGAGACAATGAAACTGTTACAATAGAATCAACAACTAGAGTTAACGCATCAAGTGCTGAGGTTACTTTAGATTTAGAAGGTGTTGCTAACGCAGAAGGTTATTACGCAACTACTCGTTCTCATATCTCTTCATTGAGAGGTTATTTACAAGATTCTGAGTTCTATCAAGAATACGCATACGAAGTTGTGTCTGGTATTTCTCTAGACAGATATAGAGATACTGTATTGAAATTAGTTCACCCTGCTGGTATGGCTTTATTCGGTCGTTATCGTTCTTTAGCAAATGTTGCTGTTCAAGTTACAGCATCAACATCGAACAAAAAACGATTACAAGGTAATGGTTCAATCAGTATAAATAATGGTAGTTATGATTTAACTGGTAGTAGCACAACCTTTACAAATGAGTTTGCGAATAACGGAACTGTGATTATCGAATATGCTCACGGTGAATTCTATTCAATACCACTAAATGTTGTATCGAGTGATACTGCTGCTAATGTTAATATAGCATGGGCAAATAGTAATTTGTCTGGTGCTAATGTTTATTACGAATCGGGAAGTATTTAATGGCGACATATACATACGCAACAAAAGAATTATCAATCTCAAATGCGAAAGCATTTGCTCATTCTATTAATGACCCTATTGATGGTCGTAATAGTAAAGGTTCTGTAATTCTATATGTTACAATTGGTAGACAAACTGCTTGGGAAAATGAACCAACTCCAGACGAACCAGTAGATAACGACCAGTATTTAAGACACGAAGTTCATCGTCAAATGATTGCTGGTAAAAAAGTTAACGATGGTGATTACTCGCATGTAACTGAAAGATATGATTGGGAATCTGGAACAGTCTATTCTATGTATCGTCATACCGACAAAGACTTTTATGAAAGAAAAGGTTGGGTTTTCACAAATGAAAATAATGTATACAAATGTCTATACAATAATAAAGGTGGTGCTTCTACAGTAAAACCAACTGGTTTCTCAACTCTACCTTTCACTACTTCTGATGGTTATACTTGGAAGTATATGTATACAGTTTCTTTGGGTGAGGCAAATAAATTCCAAACTGCTTCACATATTCCAGTAAAAACAATTACTGCTGGTGATGGTAGTATTGAAAGTGATAGACAATTAGCAGTTCAAAATGCTGCTGTAAATGGTGCTATCGAAATCGCAGAAACAGTAAACACTGGTTCAGGATATCACACTGTAGCAAACGGTGCTATTGAAGCAGGTGGTGTTACTACTTTAAGATTATCTGCTGCTGGAGATAACCCACCAAGTTCAATTGACAAATATTATAATGGTTCATCAGTTTATGTTATCTCAGGAACTGGTGCTGGACAATTAAGAAGAATTATTAAATATAGTGGAACAACTAAAACATTGACAGTTAATACTGCGTTCTCTACTGTATGTAACACAGACTCTCGTGTAGTTATTTCACCAACAGTTACAATACTCGGTGACGGCACTGGTGCTAAAGCATATTCTGAAGTAGACACTTCTACTGGTGCTATTTCTAATGTAAATATAATTAGTGTCGGTTCTAAATATACTTCAGCAGAGGTATTAATTACATCAAATTCAATTCACGGTTCTGGTGCGACTGCTAATGCTTATATTAGTCCGTCTGGTGGTCACGGTTCAGATGCGGTTAGAGAATTGGGTTCAGATAAAATTTGTATTAATGTTAAACTAGGTGTAAGTGATGGTTTGTCTGCTAACGGTAATGGATACATACCTTCTAATACATCTTTCAGAACAATTACAGTATTGAAAGACCCAGTATTAAAGGTAGACGCAAATAATAATACAGTATCTACAGAATATGTAGCAAACACATCAAACAGTCCAGACACATTGAGATTAACACATCGTGCTCAAATTTCATATAATAGTATGGATGGTAGTAACCCAGTTAATCCTCTTGCTATTGGTGACCTAATTACTAATGAAAGAGTTAGACTTGCTGCTGAGTTAGGAACATTACCTTTTGTAACAGACTTAAGTCCTACATCAAGAGCAACCAATGCTTTAGATAATGCTGTTAGAGGGGCTAACGCAGTTGTTGCTTATATTCGTGATGATGAAACAGTTGCTGATAGTTCTTTTTATGTAGCATACCTTAACTCAGTTTGTGGTGAGGGTGCTCAAACAGAATTTACAAAAGATGATATAATTTTGAAATCAACTTCTGATACTCAGATTGCTACTATTGAAGCAATAAAAGGTCCAGAAGCAAATACATTCTCAGGAGAAGTGTTATTTGTTGAAAATGTTCAACCAGTAACAAGAGACCCTGACCAAACGGAAGATATTAAAATAATCTTAGATTTTTAAAGATAGGTAGATAAAATGGCAATCGAAACAAATTTAAATCAATCACCTTACTTTGACGACTTCAACGAAGATAAAAACTTTCATCGAGTTTTATTTCGTCCAGGATATGCGGTTCAAGCAAGGGAATTAACTCAACTACAAACGATTCTTCAGAATCAAATCGAAAGATTTGCTAATGAAGTTGTTGTAGATGGAACAGTAATTACTGGATGTGGTGTTCAGACCGCAGAAGTTCAGTATGTTAAATTAAGAGATAAGGACTCAGCAAATAACCGAGTAGTATTATTATCAGACTTCTTCAGTGGTGGAAAGATTGCCAACGCCGTTATAACTGGAGAAACTTCTGGTGTTACTGCTAAACTAATCGATGCTAAAGATGGTTCTGAGGCTGCTACTCCAAATTATCTTTCTATCTTTGTAGAATATACTAATAGTGGTGCTAATAACACTACACAAACTTTTGCTAACAACGAACAAATAATTTTAAGAAATTCTTCAGATAATTCTTTTGTTGTTGCTGCTAATACAATTGTAACTGGTGCCACTGGTAAAGGTTTCAGAGCAACAGTAAGTGATGGTATTGTTTATCATAAAGGACATTTCGTTCGTGTTGATGCTCAAGGTGTTATTGTTGACAAATATTCAACAACTCCAAGTAAGAGACTTGGTTTTGAAACAACTGAAAGTTTAATCGATTCAAACGCAGATTCTTCATTACTAGATAACTCAACTGGTTCAACTAACTATGCTGCTCCAGGAGCAAACCGTCTTAAGATGGTTCCGACTCTAAATGTAAGAAGTTTGACTGCTGCTAACACAACAACATTCTTTACGATTGCTCAAATCGAGAATGGTAAAGTTATTCAAAAGTTTACTGATACAACTTATTCAGATATTGGTAAATATATTAGTAATAGACAATACGAAACAAGTGGTAACTATGCTATCGAACCTTTTAACCTTCGTGTTAGAGAGAATCTTAAAGGCACAAACAACTTAGGTCGTTATACTGCTGCTGAAGGTGGTGACAATCAGAAACTTGTTGTTGAGGTAGAAAAAGGTATTGGTTATGTTTCTGGTAATCGTATTGCTATCGAGTCTTCTGTATTCAGAGATGTAGACAAAGCAACAGACTATGCTACTAAAGAAGGTCGTGTAATCGGTCAAGCAATTGGTAACTATGTTTATGCTAAAGAGGTTGTGGGTACTTGGGACTTTCAAGGTCTTCGTCAAGTATCATTAAGAGATGCTGCTCAAAAAGGTTACTCTGGTTTAAATGTTGGTGGTCAAGGTGTCACTGGAACAGAAATTGGAACTGCTCGTGTAAGAGGTATTCAATGGCATTCTGGTAATCCAGGAACATACAACGGTCAATTTAGAATCTATCTATTCGATGTTCAAATGAATAGTGGTAAATCATTCTCTGATGTAAGAGGTATTTACGAAGAAAATTCAAATGCTTCTTATCCAGATTCAATGGCAGATATCGTTCTTGAATCTGATGGTAATGCTAAACTACAAGAACCTGGATTAAATACTCTTGTTTTCCCATTCACACAGTCTGGTAGTAAAACACTTGCTTCTCAACAGTTCGTTTATAGAAATGAAAGTTCTGTAACAGTTGCTACTGATGGAACAGTAACAGTAACAGCAAACACTGCTCATACTGGTGCTACTGAAACAATGAATGAAACTGGTTCTTTATCAGAGGCAGAAGAAAGAAATGTTATTATCATTTCTACTTCAGCAGTAACCACAAGTGGTTTAACTGGTCAAGTAACTGCGTTTAGTGGTAATACAATTACTGGTTCATCAACTAACTTTGATGGTGATTATGCTGTTGGTGACTTTATTCGTTTCACACATGGTGCTAACACTTTAACATCTCGTATTACTGAAATTACAAATGATACCTCTATTAAAGTTGCTAATACATTCGGTTATACTGGTAGTGGTTTAACTATTGCTCATACTAAACATTTCCCAACTGGTTGGATTTGGAACACTGGTGCGACTGGTGTAGAAATTACATCAACATCAACTCAACATCAAATCGATTTAAATGCGAACCTTGCTTCTACATTTACTGCTTCTGTTATCTACAATAGATTAAGAACATCAGCAAATGAAACTGCTAAGTCAGTTAACAAGAATAAGTATGTTCACATTAATACTGGTTCACACTCAGCAAGTAAGAACGGTCCTTGGTCGTTAGGTGTTGCTGACGCATTTAAACTTGTAGCAGTATACTCAGGAACAAACACTTCAGTAACAACTTCTGATACTGATGTTACTTCACACTTTGAATTAGATACTGGTATGAAGGATGCTATGTATGATGGTTCTTTCTTAAAACAAAAAGCAACTTCAACCTTAGACTTAACTAACAAAGGTTTGATGGTTAAGTTCAACTACTTCGGTAGAAACTATTCAAGTGGTATTGGTTATCTTTCTGTAGATTCATACCCAATTGATGACGCATTGGCATCAAATACTACTGCTATTACTACACAAGAAATACCGTTATTTACTTCACCTACAACTGGTAAAGTATATGATTTAAGAGATGCGGTAGACTTTAGACCTATTAAGGCAAACACTGCTGCCCCATCTTCAACTGGAACAGTTGCTTTAGCACCGACTAATCCTTCAACACTCACAAGTTTTGCGATTCAGTCAACTGGTTCACATATGCCAACTCCAGATGAAAACTATCAAACTGATATTGATTACTACTTACCTCGTAAAGATAGAGTCGTTTTAACTCCAGAGGGTAAAGTAGAAGTCACAAAAGGTATTTCAGCATTAACACCTAAGACTCCAGATGAGTTGGGTGGTGCGATGACACTTGGTGTTTTAAATGTTCCAGTATACCCTTCACTTTCACCATATGTTTCTAAAGTATATGAAAGAAACGATTATGCTGTAACACTAGATTTAGAAAACAATAGAAGATACACGATGAAAGACCTTCGTGCTATCGAAGAGAGAGTTAAGAACCTTGAGTATTATTCATCACTTAATTCACTAGAAGCAAGTGCTAAGAACAAGCAAATCTTTGGTTCAACTGGTTTAGATAGATTTAAGAATGGTTTCTTTGTAGATAACTTCGACGGTCATAACCTTGCTGATTCTAGTTTGGTTGGTTACCGTGCTGCTATTGATAGAAACAATACACTATTAAGACCTACATTCAATAGAGCAGATATTAGTCTAAGTAAAGATATATCATTTACATCAAGTGGTGTAACTAAGACTGGTGATTTGGTAACTCTATCTTACTCTCATGCTGAGATGGGTAAACAACCATTCGCAAGTAAACAAAGAAACCCAGTTCAAGAATTAACATTTAATTGGAAAGGTGAAGTTTTACTAAACCCATCAATCGACAACTTAGGTGATACCACCACACTCCCAGACATCCAAGTTGACTTTGATGGTATGTATTCTGCTATTGAAGATATCGCAAATCGCACTGGTATTACTGGTATTGATTGGGGTAATTGGAGAACAACATCAACCAACAGAAGTAATGAAAGTGTTGGTGGTGGAACAAGAACAACCACTCAAACAGAACAAATCAGAAATGGTGTATCAACTTTTGTATCACCTTCAACTGAAACATTCTCTATTGGTAACTTTGTAGAAAATGTAGCAGTTAGAGATTATATGCGTTCTCGTTTAGTTCAGTTTACTGGAACAAGAATGAAACCTAATACTAGAGTTTATCCATTCTTCGATGACGAGTCTGTAAGTTCATATTGTACTCCTGCTAACTCTTCATTCGCAAACACTGCTGTTGAAGGTTCTACACTAACTACTGATTCAAACGGTAATGTTTATGGTGTATTCAGAATACCAAATGATGAAGATTTAAAATTCAGAGTAGGAACAAGAAGATTTGAATTAAAAGATATTTCAAATGCTATTACTCAAGCAGACCTTGTTACAACTTCTGCTCACGGTGATTATACTTCTATTGGTTTAGATGTTACACAAAGAGGTTCTTCAATTAATATCAAGACACCTCAGATTGCTACTGCTCAAGTAACTGATAATAGAACATTAACCTCAGTTGTTACAAGATTCCCTTCAACTGACCCAATCTCACAATCATTTACTGTAACTACTGACGCAGATTCAGATGGTGTATTCATTACTAAGATGGATTTATTCTTCGGTAAGAAGTCTTCGACATACCCAATTACAGTTCAGATTAGAGAAATGGAACAAGGTTTCCCAACACAAACTATTGTTCCTTATGGTTCTAAGACATTACAACCAAGTGAAGTAAACCCATATGCTAACTCAGCATCGGTTGCTACAACATTTACATTCGATTCACCAGTATATCTGAAGAACAATACTGATTATTGTTTCTCAGTAATTCCTGGAGGTAATTCAGACGACTATACTCTATGGGTTGGTCAAATGGGTGGCACAGATGTAAATACTAATGAATTAATTAATAAGCAACCTGCTACTGGTATTTTATTCTCATCTGCTGATAATAAGACTTGGTCTCCAATTCAAGATGAAGATGTTAAATACACATTATACAAAGCGTCGTTTGGTTCTTCTGGAACAGTTTACATGGAGAACGATGAGATTGATTACTTTACAGTTGATAACTTCTATGGCACATTTAATAGAGGTGAAAAGATTGTTGGTGAATCTCTTGTTGCGATTCAAGGTGTAAGTGGTAATGCTGCTGGAGATTACATTACAGTAGGAACAGTTCTTGCTAACACAACTGGAACATCTGCTAACGGAACGGTCAGAGAGATTGTTCAAGAATATGCTAATGGTACTTGTATCGTTCGTATTGACCCATATGGAACAAGTGGTTGGACATCACTTGCTAGTTCAAATGGTTCAGTAGCAGTTCTAAGTTCTAACTTTACAAGTGGTGCTGGACAGATTAACTCTGTAAGTATTTCTGCTAACACTGGTTTTGTTAACTTTGTTGATACAACAAACAATAAACTTTATATTGATACTTCAAGTGGTAATCATGCTAATGGTTATATTAGAGGTCAAGTATCTGGTGCTACTGCTAGAGTAACTTCAGTAGATAACTTGATTCTTAACTCTTTAGTTCCTAAAGTTCCACAAATCAATTATGGTAACACTGCTTCAAGTTGGTCTGTTAGAACAACATCAACTTCTGGAGTTATTGGTTCATCATTCACAAATGTTGATTTAGGTATCGAAAATAATTTCTTAGATGGTGAGAAGAAGGTTTACTCTAAGACTAACGAGGCAGGTTTAACACCAGTTAGTGATTCTCGTAAGTCTCTTGTATTGAAAGGAACATTCACTTCTTCAGACCCTAATGTATCACCAGTATTTGATACTGCTAGAACAAATGGTTTGATTATTGAAAATATTATCAATAATACAAATACTGATGAACATAAAGAGGTTGGTTCTGCTTCAATGAGATATATCTCTAAACCAGTAGAATTGGCAGATGGTCAAGATGCTGAAGATTTGAAAGTATTCTTAACTTCTTATAAACCTCAAGGAACAAACATTACAGTTTATGCTCGTATTCATAATCCTGAAGATGCTGAAGGTTTCAGTGATAAAGATTACTCACCGTTAGTTCAATTAACTTCAAGTAACACTTATTCTGATTCTGTAGACACTACAGATTATAAAGAGTTTGAATTTGGGTTTGGTGCTAACACTGATGGTCAAGGTTTCTTAACAACTGCTAACTCTCATGCTAGACTTAATAGTTCTAATAATGAGGTTGTTACTTATAGAGCAGGTGATGGTTCTATTCATGCGACATTTAAGACTTTTGCTATTAAGATTGTAATGACTTCTAGTGGAACACAAACGGTTCCTTTAGTAAAAGATATGAGGGCAATCGCTTTACAGAAGTAATAAATAG